GCTTGCCTTTGGATGTGTTACCTGCAGATTGCGCTTTTTTGACACGCTTACGGACCGCAGAAGCACCAAGGGAATTGAGTTCGCCGCCTTTGTTTAGCTTCGCTACTTTGTCCCAGTTTTCAGCGACAAACATTGCATCATTGCGGTCCTGTGCTGAGCGCTTGCTTAGGGGTGTGGCGGCGATAACGGCACCAAATTGCTTATTGGATGGATAGATTGAGCGAAGCTGAAGCAACCATAAGCCAATATCACGGGTCTGGAACAGAACAAGTTCTGCGGTGTCATCACGCTGATCGAATAGGTGGCTGATGTGTTCACATGTTTCTGAAACTGTGAATGTCTGACCGTCATGTGTCACTGTCATGTCGACGTGTGCTTTTGCTACTGCGTTTTGTGTTTTTGCGTTTGTCATATCGAATTTCCTTTTTTGCTGTGTGGCGATTGTCGCCGTTTCGATGCATTTAACTTGGCAGGTGATTCGTTTTTTGTCAAACACTTTTTTCACCCTTTAGGGTGTTTATCTTCGGACGGTCCGAAAATAGATCAAAACGAATCACTTTTTTGGACATCGGCAGGGCAAAACGAATCAGTTGAGAGCTTCGTGTGATGCGGATAGCGCAACGTGATGTGCCTGCCTGATGCGCCTGACGTGATGTGATGCGAGAGCGTGATGCGTATGATGCGCCTACTAGGGGCGGTATGCCTGTGTGCAACATGCAAGGGGGGATAGGTGTTTACATGCATGAATTGCGGATCTGTGCGCACATGTCGCATATGCCCGTGTGAATCGCTATTTTGGTGATTTTGTGATGTCATATCACTAGAAAAACCCTTTATTTTCAACGACTTAGCACCCCATCTCGCGCCTCGCATACGCCACGCACACGTTAAACATGGGGGCGCAGGAGCCACCCACCCCTATACCGTTACGTATATATGTACTCTGCAACAGAAGTGGTTTTTCAAAAAAGGCCATACCCCCTATTTACATATATGTTTTGTTATGTTATAACTATATACAGGCACACGCTAAGAAAATTACAAAAAGAAAGACTTAATAGATGGACGAACTAAGCAGCAACCCTAAAACTGGACTTAAAGACCCTGACTATATGGACTTAAAAAGTGAACCTCAATATTTAAACAAAGAAAAAGAACAACTAGGTAAAGCTAAATGGGATGCTTGGTGGGCTAAATACAAAGAAAGTGGTGCCATAGAGAGTATGAAAGAAGAGTGGCGCAAGAAAGCTGAACAAGAACGTGAGGCTCTTTTGAACTCAGGCACTAAAAAATGCAAGACTTGCAAGGAAGTTAAACCTTTATCGCAGTATCGTATACGCAAAAGAACACGTAAAGATGGCAGTACATACAAATCTCCTTACTTTCAATGTAAAACTTGTGTTCTTAATTATAATAAGTCATACGATAAGACCCCTAATGGCAAAGCTAGCAAGAAAAAGAGCAGATCGTTACGTGTTAGCCGTAATAAACAAGCCACACCTAAGTGGCTAACCAAAGAGCATAAACAACAGATAGTTAATATGTATGAGCTAATGCGTGACTGTAGAACTGTTACTGGTGAAGACTATCACGTAGATCATATAGTACCTCTTAGAGGTGAAAACATTTGTGGGCTACACGTGCCTTGGAACTTACAAGTTCTACCTGCTTACGTTAACATAAACAAATCTAACTCTATAGTGTGACATTTATGCAACACTCACTAAGTATCTACTCTATTATGTGACTTATATGCAACACATATAAAGTTTTTTACACATGCGACACTTTTATGGGCTTGACAAACCCCCACTTTTTGTGCATAACTACGGGGGTAAGGGGGCTTAAGTTAAACTATAAGTGTTTGGACATAGGTATAGTATAACTACAATAGTTAAAATAAATTAGTTTAACTAAAGATATAGCTTGACACAGTGTTAAAACTACTATATAGTTATACTTAAGGTTAGTTAAACTAGAGTAGAGTTAAACTCCCTCTTAGTCTCCTCCTCACTCAAGCGTTTAAACTACTACACAGTTTAACTAACCTATACTTATCCTTAGTAATCTATGTAAGTTTAAACTCTTATAGTTATACTATAGGGGAAGTATTCCTACATTTGTAGTTACATAATGAAATTAACACTTGACAGTTATGAAAAAAGACGTAAAACTATATGCAACAGATAGTGTAATTGAAGAATTTTACGAAGCATTAGCCTCTAATAACCCTCGTAGTTTACAGAAAGTACACATCCCTAAGTCTGACGTATTCTATGTACGTCAAGCTATCTATCAAGACACTGGTGTGTGGTACACATTGGATCACGTAGAGAGAGCTATGTACTTAGAGGGTCACTTAAAACGTAACGAAGTGTTAGATCCAGATAGAGAGAGACCTTATGGTAGATAAACTTAAAAAAGTATGGACTTGTGCTAAGTCAAACCCTAAGACAGCTATTCTAGGTATTGTAGCTCTAGCTGTAGCACATGAAGTGTATCATTACGTAGTATAATAAACAGGAGTAAGCTTGCTTACGAGTGAGCGCAGCGAACATGGTAGTTGACTTCGACATGGATGGCGATGGAGTCATCACTGAAAGTGAGATAGCACGTAAAGAGCGTATGCTTGAGATAGAGCTACGTGAAGAGAAAGCACAGTCTCAGAAGCGCATGGCTTGGATAGCTATGCTTATGATGATTGGCTTCACAGGTTTGTTGTTTAGTGACATTATTAGTGAGACTCGTGTAGCAGCTTTAGCTGATCTACTGGGTCTTTTCTATATTGCACAGACAGGTATTGTAGCTGCATACATGGGTGCTACAGCTTATATGGCTGGTAAGCCTATGGGTGCTAAGACAAAGGATATGCGTTAAATGGCTGTGTTTAAACTATCCCAGCGCTCTTTAGATAAACTAGATGGAGTACACCCAGATCTTGTGGCTGTAGTTAAACGTGCTATTGAGCTTACAGATGTAGACTTCGGTGTGACTTATGGAGTCAGAACTTTAGCTGAGCAGAAGGAGTTGTATAACTCTGGGCGGTCACAGACTATGAAAAGTAAGCACTTGATCCAAGGTGACGGTTATAGTCACGCTGTAGACCTTGTAGCGTACTTTGGTTCTAACGTATCGTGGGAACTTAATGTCTACGATAATATATGTGACGCTATGGCTACAGCAGCTGAAGAGCTAGAAGTACCTATCAAATGGGGTGCAGCTTGGTCAGAGGGTGACATCCGTTACTACGATGATACAGCTGAAGATGCAATGAATGCATACATTGACTTACGTAGATCTCAAGGTCGTCGTCCTTTTATTGATGCTCCACACTTTGAAATGATGGTCTAATAGTATTATGTATGAGATGATTGACATATTTATGCAGTGGTTAGTTGCACCTATTGTAGTTACTGTTTGGTTTCTTTACAACAAGGTCAACAAGAACGAAAAAGATATTGCAGTTATTCAAGCTCAGCATGAGTCTAGAGCTATATCTCACGACAGAGAGATGAAAGAGATGAAAGAGACTATTAAGGCTATCTTTAATAAGTTAGACAGTATAGAGCAAGCTCTTAGAGATAGGTAGATGGATCAGAAAGCTATAATCTCTGTTTTGTTTGCTGCAGTAATGGGCCTCATAGGTTGGAACATTAAGACTACGAATGAGTTGCAACTGTCTGTACAAAGGTTGGAGATCATTCTTTTGAATGATGCAATGGTAAAATGAGATGGCTAGTACTGACCCTACTATTATCTAGCTGTGGCTTAACAGGGTTACCTTTCTTTAGCGGTGGTGGTAGCGGTCCTACAGTAAACAGTAACGCTCAGATAGGTAAAGAGAATAAGCAAGCTGTAGTTACATACGAACAAGAAGAAACTACAAGCGCTGGGCGGGACGTTATAACTACAGAGGTTCTCAAAGAAGTAGAAGCTGGTCCTGTAGATACTTTGAAGATTAACAACACGAATATACCTCCTTGGGTTTTACTTGTGTTACTACTTGGGTGGATACTACCTACCCCTACGCAAATAGGTCGTGCTATATATCACGCTGTGACTGCACCCTTTAGGCGTAAAACATTGAAAGAGAAACTAGATGGCTACAACTAAAGACGTAGAACGTTTACCTAGCGGAAAGCTCAAGTATCGTGGTGAGACATTCCCTGGGTACAACAAACCTAAGCGTACTCCTGGTGAATCTAAGAAGTCAGCTGTATTAGCTAAGAAGGGTGACCAAGTAAAGATTGTACGCTTTGGTGACCCTAACATGACTATCAAGAAAGATCAGCCAGGTCGTCGTGCTAGCTTCAGAGCTAGACATAACTGTGATACAGCAACGGATAAGTTTACTGCACGTTACTGGTCCTGTAAGGCTTGGTGATATGTGGATAGGAATACTGCTAGTTTGTTTTGATCCTATGGCACTATCGTGTAAGATCATAGCTAAGCCTGAACCGTTTTACAGTGAGCAGGCTTGCTTAGAGGAAGCAGGACAAGTAGCTACAAACATAAGACAAGGCGGTGCTTACGCTACACCACACTGTCATAAAGTAGAAGGTGATAGCGCATAATGCCAGTACAAAAAGTAGCAGGTGGTTATCGTTGGGGTAAGACTGGTAAAGTCTACAAAACTAAAGCTGCAGCTGAACGTCAAGGTAAAGCAATCTATGCGAGTGGTTACAGTGAAGGTGGTAGCACTCCTACTCCAACTAATAAGAAGTTATACAATAGCAAGGTAGCACAAGCTAAACAAAAGTTTGACGTGTGGCCCAGCGCATACGCTTCAGCTTGGGTAGTGAAAGAGTACAAGAAAGCTGGAGGCAAGTATAGTGGCACAACAAAGAACAAGGTCACGTAGCAAACATGTATTACAAAGTCAACGTAGAGGTTTTTCTGAAGGAGGCTTAGGTAAGTGGTTTGGTGAAGAATGGACTGACGTTAAGACAGGTAAAGAATGTGGGCGCAGTTCAGCCAGTGACTCAAGTCGCCCATACCCAGCGTGTAGGCCGAAAGAAGTTGCCTCAAAAATATCCAAAAAAGAGGCACAGAAAAAGACAGGACCATCTAAAGTTAATTGGTCAACAACAGCATCAGGAAGAAAGAGAACTTAGTTATGAAATTTAAACCTTGTCCAGGGTGTAAGACCCCAGCTAAATGCGCTAAAGAAGGCTGTCAAAAAGAAAAGACAGGTATGGCTGCAGGCGGTATGACAAAAAAGAAACCAGACATGATGGGCGCTGGGATGTATGGCGGCGGTATGACTAAGAAGCGTGGATACGCATACGGTGGACTAGCTTGTGGTGCATCTAACCCTGCTGAGCGTCCAATGAAAACGAGTAAGTAATGGCACAGAAGTATTACCATAAGTATCAAGACGCTCTAGAAGCTAAAGGTTATCGTGTAGATGAGCACGGCTATGTGTGGGATTCTATGGGGAATCAAGCTGCAGGTGAAGACAACTACGGTAACGTACAAAGTAAAGACCCTAACGTAAACGCTATCTGTCAAGAAGCTGAGATGAGTTTAGCTACTAAAGCTAAAGCTGCAGTTAAAAAGGTAGTTAAGAAAGTAGCACCTAAAGCAAAGGCAGTGAAGAAAGATGATCTTGAAATTGTACGTGCTCGTGATGAGAATGGACATTTCATCGCTGATGATCCCTCTACACCTGATGTGAACGAAGCTTACGTAGTTAAAAGTAAAAAGAATAAGTAATGACACTTTTTAACCAAGGCAAATCTGCACGTTCAGTCAGTAAAGGTGTCGTGTGTGACACTCAGGATGCAGTAGAGACTCTCTATACCTGTCCTGCTAATTGTCGTGCAGAAGTAACTATGCTTTTTTGTGTGAATGCAAATGGTACTACGACTGCTTTGGCTAAGTGGGTAAGAGCAAGTGACTCTGCTGAGTTCAGGCTTATTGGAGGTAAAAACTTAGGTTTAGGAGAGAACGTTTTGCTTACAGGTGCCACTCTTGTATTAGAACCAGGAGATACTATTAAATGCATTGCGTCTGGTAATTCTTCACCTGAACTAGACTTTATGTGCACTGTAACTGAGACCTTTGTACCTGTTGGTTAAGCACAGTTAGTTGACATTGACGCATAACGGGTATTCCTAATTAGTTATTTTAAAAGGCCCAGTATTATAGTATAACTATATGTACATCCATTAAAACACACAAGGAGTACATATATAATGGAACTAGTAATTTCTGAATCATCAAAGTGGGCCTACAACATTAAAGCTTGGTTTGTACGTGCACTAGAAGCACTAATCGAAGCTCGTCAAGCAGAAGCTAACCGCCGTATCGCTGAGATGCACCTATACCGTATGTCTGACCGTGAGTTAAACGATATTGGTATTGGACGTGGAGACATCAAGCGTATCGTAAAAGAAGGTAAGTAATGTTCTATACTTGTTTGAGGAGGCAGTATGGACCCAGTAACAATAATAAGTGGGGCCACTGTCGCCTTTAACGCTCTTAAGAAAGGCTTTGCAGTAGGTAAAGATCTGCAAGACATGTCTAGCCAATTAACTAAATGGGCAGGACATATGTCTGACTTAGGACAAGCTGAGAAGCAAGTAAAGAACCCTCCCTGGTGGAAGACACTAGGAGGTTCTGTAGAAGCTGAAGCGATGGAAGTGTTTGCAGCTAAGCGTAAAGCAGAGCAAATGCGTAAAGAGCTAAAGGACTACATAAGTTTTACAATGGGTCCGTCAGCTTGGGATGAGCTTGTAGCTACAGAAGCTAAAATACGAAAGCAAAAGAAAGAGCAAGAGTATCGCAAAGCTGAGCTACAAGAAGCTATAATAACTTGGACTGTATCAGGTCTTTTATTATTAGTAGGGTTTGGTGTATTGGGGTTTATCATATATCTAACTACGTAGTTAAAAGGGACGGTAAGTATTATGCCTACGATAAGCAAGGTAGGATACTTATAATAACAAGCTACAAAAAGATTGCAGAGAATATCGACAGGAAAGCTAATGGCAAAAAATCTAACAGAAAACCAACTAAAGTTTCTCGAAGTACTATTCGATGAAGCTGGTGGTGACGTAGTTAAAGCTAAGAAGCTTGCAGGTTACAGTGACAACACGCCTACCCGTTTGATTGTTGATGCTCTTAAAGATGAGATCTTCGATGCAACTAAAACATACATGTCACGTATTGGACCTAAAGCAGCCGTAGCATTTGGTCAAGCTCTAGTTGACCCTACTGAGCTAGGCGTAAAAGAAAAGATGCATGCAGCAAAAGAAGTACTTGACCGTGCAGGTATCGTAAAAACAGAACGAGTAGAAGTGCAATCTTCGGGTGGGTTGTTTATTCTACCACCTAAAGATAGTAATGATACGGATAACTAAAGCAAAAGAACGTGAGAGCTTAGGTTACTGGATGTTGCCTAAGCCTGACTTCAAAGTAAAAAGATGGGAGCGAATCCCACGTCTAACACATCAGATACCTTTCGGGTACGAGATTGATCCTGAAGATGACGACTGGCTAAAGCCCATCTCTAAAGAATTAGAACTATTAGATCTTGCAAAGAAACACTTAAAGCAGTATAGTTATAGAGAAGTAGCTGCTTGGTTATCTACACAGTCAGGTCGGCGTATATCTCACTCAGGGTTAAGAAAGCGTATAGATGTCGAAAGAAAACGTAAATCACTTGCTGCAATTAAACGCAAGCTTACCGAAAGGTACGAAAAAGCGCTTAAGCAGTACGAGATCCTCGAAAAAGAAAGACTCGGCTACTACACCTACGAAGAAGATAGCGGAGAAGACGCAGCCTGAAGAGTTTGTACCCGCTGAAGTTAAACCAGCAGAGTTTGACCCCATAGCTGCACAAGAGGTAGTCTTTAAGCCTAACCCAGGCCCACAGACTCAATATCTGGCTTCCTCAGAGCGTGAAGTACTTTATGGTGGGGCAGCAGGCGGCGGCAAGTCTTACGCTACTCTAGCAGACCCTCTACGTGACATGAACAACCCAGACTTCAGTGGTCTACTTGTTCGACATACAACGGAAGAACTACGTGAACTTATTCAGAAAAGCCAAGAGTTATATCCTAAAGCAATTCCTGGGATTAAATGGAGCGAACGTAAGTCTCAATGGACTACTCCCAGAGGAGGACGACTATGGATGTCCTACCTCGACAAAGACACAGACGTTATGCGCTATCAAGGGCAAGCGTTCAACTACATAGCTTTCGACGAGCTTACACAGTGGAACAGTCCTTATGCGTGGAACTACATGCGTTCACGTCTACGTAGTAGCTCTAAAGAGTTAGGTCTCTATATGAGAGCTACAACTAACCCAGGAGGCAGTGGACACTCTTGGGTAAAGAAAATGTTTATTGACCCAGCGCCTGCAGGTGAGTCATTCTGGGCTACAAATATAGAAACAGGTGAAACACTAACGTTTCCTTCTGGTCACAGTAGAGCAGGAGAACCACTATTTAAAAGAAGATTTATCCCAGCTAGTTTGTTTGACAATCCTTACTTAGCTGAGAGTGGCGACTACGAAGCAATGCTTTTGTCACTGCCTGAACACCAAAGAAAGCAGCTGCTTGAAGGTAACTGGGATATTAACGAAGGGGCAGCTTTTCCTGAGTTTAACAGAAACATACACGTGGTGGAGCCATACGATATCCCTCAGTCGTGGACTAAGTTTAGAGCTTGCGACTATGGTTACGGCTCCTTCACTGGAGTGGTCTGGATCGCTGTCAGCCCAAGTGAACAACTGGTTGTATACAGGGAACTATATTGTTCTAAAGTTACAGCTTCTGATTTAGCAGATATGATCTTGCGAGAAGAGGTTAACGATGGTACAATCAGATACGGCGTGTTGGACTCTTCTTTGTGGCACAACCGTGGAGACACTGGCCCATCCTTGGCAGAGCAGATGAACATGAAGGGTTGCAGATGGCGTCCTTCAGATCGCTCAAGAGGCTCACGTGTTTCTGGCAAGAACGAGATACACCGTCGATTACAGGTAGATGAGTTTACTGAGGAGCCAAGACTCGTATTCTTCTCTACCTGCACCAACATGATAGCGCAACTACCGTCTATACCTTTGGATAAGAAAAACCCAGAAGATGTAGACACAAATGCAGAAGACCACTTGTATGATGCTTTGCGTTATGGTATTATGACAAGACCACGCAGTTCTATATGGGATTACGATCCAGCTAAAAGTGGTCGTACTGGTTTTCAAGCTTCAGACTCAACATTCGGGTACTAAAATATGGCAGACATTGATGATCTAAACTTTGACACAGACGAAGTAGTTGCTGCAGAAGATGGCAGTGATAAACTCTTCGAGTCTGTCAGTAGCGTAGTAACGTATGTTAACGAGCGTTATAAACGTGCAGAGGACGCACGACAAGTAGACGAAGAGCGTTGGCTACGTGCCTATCGTAACTATCGTGGCTTGTATGGTCCAGACGTACAGTTCACAGACACAGAGAAGTCTCGTGTATTTGTTAAGGTTACTAAGACTAAGACTCTTGCTGCGTATGGTCAGATCGTAGATGTACTATTCGGTAACAATAAGTTCCCTCTGTCTGTAGATCCTACAGTATTACCTGATGGTGTAGCTGATGCTGTACACATCAATGTAGATCCTAATGCAGAACAAGCTGGTGATGAAGCTCGTCAAGTAACAGAACAAGTTGCTGCGCCTACTCCGCTACTAGGTGATGATGGTAAGCTACGTCCAGGAGAGACTATCATTGACTTACAAGAGCGTCTTGCTGGTATGCGTAACAAGTTAGCTCCTGTAGCTGACAAGGTTATTGAGGGTGACGGTACTACTCCTACTACAGTGTCTTTCCACCCAGCGCTTGTTGCAGCTAAGAAGATGGAAAAGAAGATCCACGATCAGCTACAAGAGAGTGGCGCATCTAAGCATCTACGCTCTATGGCTTTCGAGATGGCACTACTTGGTACAGGCGTAATGAAAGGACCATTCGCTGTAGATAAAGAGTACCCTAACTGGAATGAAAGCGGTGAGTATGAACCTCTAGTTAAGACTGTACCTGAGTGTAACAATGTCTCAGTTTGGAACTTTTATCCTGACCCAGAAGCTACATCAATGGATGACGCAGAGTATGTAGTTGAACGTCACAAGATGTCACGTAACCAGCTTCGTGCACTAAAAGGTCGTCCTTACTTCCGTGACGAAGCTATCGAAACAGCTATTGCTCAAAGCCCAGACTATGTACGTAAGCACTGGGAAATGAAGATGGAAGACGACGACACACTATCTGAGTCAGAGCGCTGGGAAGTGTTAGAGTTCTGGGGTTTTGTAGATATAGATATCCTAGAAGATAATGGTGTCAAGATCCCTAAAGAGTTTAAAGATTTAGTTGAGATCAGCTGTAACATCTGGATCTGTAACGGTGAAGTACTACGTATGGTACTAAACCCATTCAAGCCTGCACGTATTCCTTACTACGCAACACCTTATGAACATAACCCCTACTCGTTTTTTGGTGTCGGTATCGCAGAGAACATGGACGATACACAGACATTAATGAATGGCTTTATGCGGATGGCTATCGACAATGCTGCTTTATCTGGCAACCTTATCATCGAAGTGGACGAAACCAACTTGGTGCCAGGACAAGATATGTCAGTGTACCCAGGGAAGGTGTTTAGGCGACAAGGTGGTGCACCTGGACAAGCCCTCTTCGGTACAAAGTTCCCCAACGTTGCCCAAGAGAATATGCAACTATTTGACAAAGCTAGGGTCTTAGCTGATGAATCAACTGGTTTCCCTTCCTTCGCACATGGTCAGACAGGCGTATCGGGAGTTGGTCGTACTGCCTCTGGTATTTCTATGCTTATGTCTGCTGCCAACGGCTCTATCCGTTCAGTAGTTAAAAATGTAGACGACTACTTGCTTGGGCCTCTAGGTAAAGCATTCTTTAGCTTCAACATGCAGTTTGACTTTGATGAGTCAATCAAGGGCGACTTAGAAGTCAAAGCATCAGGTACAGAAAGCTTGATGTCTAACGAGGTACGCTCCCAGCGCCTAATGCAGTTCTTACAGGTAGCGTCTAACCCGATGCTTGCACCTTTCGCTAAGATGGACTATATCATTCGTGAGATTGCTAAGAGCATGGACCTAGACCCAGACAAGGTGACTAACTCTATGCAAGACGCAGCTATCCAAGCTGAGTTATTCAAGAAGTTCACACCACAACAGCCTCCTCAACCAGGCCCAGCGCCAGGTCCAGAGGGTCAAGCTCCAGCAGGTGCACAAGTACAAGACACAACTGGCTCAGGTGGTGGGCAGATGGGTACAGGTACAGCACCACAACCAGGCGAACAAGGATTTAGTGGGAACGTAGGCTAATGTCAGGTATCTCTCGTATGATAGCTAAAGAGCTAAGCTCAGCGCTTGGCATCATTGACAACCCCAAGTACAACCCTATGTTTAAACAAACAGAAGAGGTACTGACGGATGTAGCTGATCCTAGTGACCCTACAGTGGCACGATTCTATAGCCCACTAGAGAGTGCTATTGACGAAGCGCCTATCGGTAAAGAAGGTACACGTGGTGAGAACATCGAAGCGTTTGTACGTAAACGTGCACCTAAAGTCACACAAGGTGAGATGGAGTATCGTGGGTTAGGACTAGAGCCTGGTGAGTTATACACAGCTGAGAGTGCTAAAGAAGGTCTAGGTGGGTTAGAGGTTAAGGCCACTAAAGTCACTCCTATTAAATACAAAACAACACAAAGACAGAGTTTTTTAGAAGATAAAGAAACAGACTACGTTGAGCTTAGTATTGAATCAGAAGATGATTTAGGCTTATTTACCCACTTTGGCCCTTCTAATCTTGCACATACAAGGTACAGCGTTAGAGGTATTGAACAACCAGCCTTAAAAACTTATCCTCAGTTTAGTGAAGAGGCACTAGAAGTCGCTAAGAAACAAAACGACAAGTCAAGAGAGATAGTCGTTGATATGCCTATTAAGCATTTCTTAAAGGCAGCTGAAGATGGAATTGAAATAAGAAAACTAAAAAACACTGTAGAGTTGGCTGAGAAAGGAACTAAGTTTGACTCTATTCCTTCTTTAACCTTTAAGAATAACGGTGACGGTACAGCAAAAGTAACAGGTCACGATGGTAGGCATAGAGCTTGGGCCTTAAAGAAAATAGGGGTTCAAACTATGCCTGTTAGATTAGTAAGTCAAGGAGGTGACGGACCTGCTATTCGTTGGGGCCAACAAAATGACCCTACTAGTTTTGATTATGTAGATAAGCTTCCTTCTTACCTAATTCAAGAAAAGGGTGAAATTAGCGTCCCTATGCCTAAAATGGCACATCCTACAGTCATAAGAGGGTCAAGGAAACCTTACATCTTAATTGAAGAACTTCAGTCGGACCCTCTACAGAATGTTGTAGACGATTTACCTAAATTTAAGAAGAAACAAAGAAAGACCTTAGATACAGATTTAAACCGTCTTTATAGAGAGGCTGAATACTTAATTGAGACTGAAGGTAGTGGTTTTCCTGATAAACCTATTAAAGAACTAAAAAGTTACATTGAAGACGTAGTTATACCTACAAGACTTAATAAAAAATTAAGCAGAGAAGATCGCATTGATGTATTTAAGAAAGCCGCTAAAGAGCGTGGTGTAAAAGAGGAATACTTATTTGGAGATACAGGTAGTATTTCAAGAGTAGCAGGGGCTTTGTTAAGAAAAGAGTATGATGGTAGTGACTATGAGATAGACGCTATAAGTGATGCTATGTACAACAGTGTAGAAACTTACTTAGGTAGCCTTACTACAGCTATAACTAAAAAAGACTTGCCTATACAAAAACTAACCGATACAGTACGTCTATCTTTACAGGCTATTATAGCGGACGCTAAAGCAAAAGGTATAGATGAAATTGTATTACCTCCTGTAGAGCAGCTTGCAGAGAAACGTTTTAGAGCAGATGAGGTATCCGAAAAAATCTCTAAAGGTTCTGCTTTCTATAATACATATGTAACTGCTTACAATAAAGCACTTAAACAGTTAAAAGCTGAGCTAGGTAATCAAGTAGAGATAGGTAAGAAAAAACTTGTTTATAGAGATGTAAGTAACCCAGACTATGATTATAATAATCAGTTAAATAAAACAGTTGAAGGTACACTCCTAGACATTTCTAACTTGACTATTGATCCAACAAATATTAAACTACGCTTCAACAAAGGTGGATTAGTAGAGAGACCAACTAAATGAGTTTAGGCGCACTAAAGAAAATAACAAACGACAAGCCTCTATGGGATGCTTATGTAGAGTACCTAGATAGTAAGATTGGTGCAGCGCATGTCCGTATAGAGCAAAGCAAT